AAAAATAGATTATGATATGATGTTTAAGAAAACCTTTCTCGACCCACTTACACCAATCCTAGATGCGGTTGGTTGGGACTCTGAACCCAGAGCCACATTAGAAAGTTTTTTTGGTTGACATACATAAAAAAATACTTTATAATAGTATCATGTATCAGATTACTATATTCAAAAACACATTCGATAATAAAACTCATAGAAGAATGGAATACGAATCATGGCCAGAATTCGTTCAAATGTTCCGAAACTTATCAGTGAAACAAGGATCAAAAGGTGGAAATAATTCTAGTCCTCTTATTTCTCCTGCTGTGTATGTCAAAAATGGCACGAGAAGTAATAAAAACGTTGTTCGTTGGAGTCGTTGGTGTGCTGTTGATGTTGATGATTTTGACATACATACCGGAGACTACCGTAACAACATTCAAAGAATCTGTGGCAAATATAATTTCGTTTGTTATTCTACTGCTTCAAGCACTCCGATTCAACCTAAGTTCAGACTCGTATTTCCTTTAACTAGAGAAATTGATAAGGATGAGATACCACATTTCTGGTATGCGTTTAATAAACAATTAGAGGATATTGGTGATAAACAAACCAAAGATTTGTCGAGAATGTACTATGTTCCAGCTGAGTACCCAGAAGCTATGAATTTTATTTTCGATAACGTTGGTGAAAATGTAGATCCTGATTATATAATGTCCCAATGGAGTTATAAACCATCAACCGGAAATTCTTTTTTAGACAGATTGCCACCAGCAATGGCTAAAGCAGTTATTGAACATAGGAAATCACAGATGGATAACTCTGATATTGTTTGGTCAGATTATCGGGACTGTCCCTTTTTCCCTAAACAGCTTGGAGTAGAATATCAATCAATAACTGAAACTGGATGGTACCATAAAATGTACCAAATAATGGTGGCGATTGCTGGTAACGCCATCAAACGTAACTATCCAATCACAGCAAATCAGGTTGCCGAGTTATGTCGTCAACTTGACAGAGACAATGGAATGTGGTATGATAATAGACCTTTAGAAAAAGAAGCAGATCGTGCAGTTGAATATGCTTACAGAAACGTATAGGAGATAATATGGAACAAGATGATAACATTGTTTCTTGGGAAGAGATTGAACCCAATAAGTCAAAGAATCAAAAAGTTAAAAAGTCAGCAGTACCCACTCTTAGGAAGTTGGGAATTATTGGTGATAATTATTTAGCGGATAGTATTAGAGCTGGATTAGATTCTAAAACATCTGAACACAAACAAGTCATCTACAAAGATATTGAATCCTTGTTTGAGTGGCAACCACAGGTGATCTTTATATGTCTAGATGTTCCATTTCTAAAGAACGGTTCTTCTGATGATGCAGAATTCGTTGATACCATATTGCGTATATCTAAAACTACAAAATCTGGTATCTGTATTAAAACTTCAATTAATATCGATACTCTGAACAAATTGATTTCCGCTGTTGGTAAAGAGTTTATGGATAATAAAGTGGTGTATTCCCCAGAGTTGTATGAGGATACAGAAAGTGTTCTTAATTCAGATTTCGTTTTTTTGGGTGGTTCTCCTAACGCGACAGCGGCCTTGAGAGATGTTCTATACATGCATAGTTTCTTTCAAATGAAAGAGGTTGTTATGGACACCATACACAATGTTGTGTTTGCTAAATTGGGACTGTCTGGATATAGAGCTGTCAAACAAACTTTCTTCAATCAACTACACCAAACCATAGTAGATGTTGGAGGATCTAACCCGACAGCTGTTCGCCGGTTAATGTTGAAACATCCGATCATGATGGATACATCAGTCACGTTACCGACTTTTGTTAAGGCACAATCGGATGCTTCCGCATCATATAAACAAACCATATCATATAGTGGAGAGTATGCTAATTCAGATGTTAGACTGTTGTCTGGGATGACAGATAAACTTTCTGTACTAGATGAATGTATAAACTTACGAAACTTAAAGGATTAGTATATGTCATTAATGGCTAAATTGAAAAAGAACTCTAAGATTAAACTGACTTCCCAAATGGATGAGTCAGAATTTTTTCAAGAAAAGGAAGTGGTACAAACTGATGTGCCTATGATAAATGTCGCGTTAACAGGATCTCTTGATGGTGGGATCACGGCCGGCCTGACAGTATTGGCGGGACCATCTAAACACTTCAAGACTTCGTTCGCGCTCAAGATTGCAGCCGCATATCTTAATGCAAAACCCGATGCCGTCATGTTGTTTTATGATTCGGAGTTTGGTTCGCCACAATCTTACTTTGACAACTTCGGTATTGACACATCGCGAGTGTTGCATGTACCTATTACTGATGCTGAACAATTGAAGTTTGATCTGGTAGGCCAACTAGAAGGGATGGATAAAGAAGATGATGTTATCGTAGTGGTTGATTCGATCGGCAACCTTGCCTCTAAGAAAGAACTTGACGATGCAATGAATGAAAATTCTGCTGCAGACATGTCTCGTGCAAAGGCATTCAAAGGTTTGTTCCGCATGGTTACTCCGTATCTTGCGATGAAAAACATCCCTTTGATTGCCATCAACCATACTTACAAAGAGATCGGTTTGTTCCCTAAAGATGTTGTTGGTGGAGGCACAGGGATCTATTACAGTGCCAACACAATTTGGATTATTGGTCGTAGACAGAATAAGACTGGTACTGAGGTCACGGGTTATGACTTCGTGATCAAGGTGGAGAAGTCTCGTTACGTAAAAGAACAATCTAAAATTCCAATCTCTGTCTCATGGGAAGGTGGTATCAATGAGATGTCTGGACTACTTGATGTTGCTATGGCAAGTGGCCATGTTGTCAAACCATCTAATGGATGGTATCAGAAAGTTAACGAGGATAAAAAATATCGTCTCGCAGACCTTGACAAAAACTTCTGGTCGAGTATACTGGAAGATAAAGTTTTTCAAGAGTTTGTCAAAAAAGCATTTACAGTCGGAGCTGAAACCGTAGACCTTGGAATCGAATTGGAGGAATAGTATGAGTTTACAAATTGTAAATGAAGGCGTTCATTATGAACTGATTCCTGCAGATGAGGATAACGTTCAAGCCTGGGATGTTAGGTTTTTGGAAGGAAGGTTTACTGAGACGGTTATCCGTTTCGGTAATATCTCTTTCGAAGATGATTGCTTAAAATTTAATTTTGTGATACAATCTACACCAGATTCAAGTTTAGATGTAGATGATGTTGACCTTCAAAACTTTGCAGCTGATGTATTAGAGAGTATTCTTGAATCCGCAGCATCCGATGGTTCGTTAATTTATGGAGACGATGATAACAATGAAGATTGATCTTGAACAACAAATACTGAGAAATCTTTTGACTAATGAAACGTATATGCGTAAAGTAATACCTTTCATTAAGAAAGAATATTTTGAAGGTATTTATAGATCATTGTTCATTGAACTAACCAAAATTACAACCAAATACAATAAACTTCCAACCATGGAAGCTTTTAAGGTTGAGATAGATCAGTCAGATCTTTTTACTGAACAGAACTATACTTCTGCACTCGATATTCTTCCTACAATATTTGAGTTCAAACCTGAGAACGAAGAATGGTTGTTGGATAAAACTGAAAAATGGTGTCAGGATAGGGCAGTCTATTTGGCGATTATGGAATCGATTCAAATTATTGATGGTAAACATAATACGTTTACCAAAGATGCCTTACCTGATATCCTACAGAATGCACTGGCGGTGTGTTTTGACACCAACGTAGGTCATGATTATCTTGAAAACGTTGATGAACGCTTCGCCTTTTATCATGAACAGGAAGAACGTATTCCGTTCGACCTTGAGTACTTTAATACCATTACCAAAGGTGGTTTGCCAAATAAGACGCTGAACATCGCGTTGGCAGGTACAGGCGTAGGTAAGTCTCTGTTCATGTGTCATGTCGCCGCCAGTGCCCTATCGCAAGGTCGTAATGTCCTTTACATTACTATGGAAATGGCTGAAGAACGTATTGCAGAACGTGTTGACGCCAATCTAATGAATGTTAACGTGGATCAATTAGATCACATGTCAGAGAAAATGTTTAAAGACCGTGTTAGTAAGATTGCCGAAAGCACACAAGGGAAACTGATAATCAAGGAATACCCAACAGGTGCTGCTCATATAGGACACTTCCGGGCACTGTTAAATGAGTTAAAATTAAAGAAAAAGTTTGTTCCAGAAATTGTGTTTATAGATTACCTAAATATATGTGCATCTTCAAGAATGAAGGGTATGGGTGGCGCTATCAACTCATATTCGTATATCAAGGCAATTGCTGAAGAAATGCGAGGGTTGGCGGTAGAATTTAATGTTCCTATCGTATCTGCGACACAGACAACTAGATCAGGTTTCAGTAATTCTGATCCTGGTTTGGAAGACACTTCTGAATCGTTCGGTTTGCCGGCGACTGCGGATTTAATGTTTGCTCTAGTAGCTAATGAAGAGATGGATAAACTCGGTCAGATTATGGTGAAACAGTTGAAGAACCGTTACAATGATCCTAACAACAATAAACGATTTATTGTCGGCATTGATCGGTCTAAAATGAGGTTGTATGATGTGGCACAGGAAGAACAGACTCTTATTGAAGAAGATGACATTCCTGTATTTGAAAAATCTAGAGCTGGTGAAAGATTAAAAAATATTAAGTTCACATAGGAGAAAAATATGGATCCGTATATACATACTTTAATCGCAACTGGTTTATTGATATTTTCGTTTTATTTGGGTAGGTTTTTTGGAAAAGAGGCTGGCATACTTCATGTTTGGGGAATTATTCTTGAAGCTTTTGACGCCAAAGAAATCGAACTAAATGAAGAAGGTTCACTCATAGTAACCTATAACGACGATAGTAAAGAAACACTTAATTAATTATGATTGTTGGGTTTACTGCAAGCGCATTTGACTTGTTACACGCAGGACATTGTTCTATGTTGCGTGAAGCAAAATCACAATGTGACTATCTCATATGTGGTTTGCAAGTAGACCCGACCGTTGATCGCCCAGAAAAAAACAAACCTATACAAACCGTGGTGGAGAGATATACTCAACTCAATTCGTTACGTTATGTAGATGAAATTATACCATACCTTACAGAACAAGACCTAGAAGATATCTTGACAATGGTAGATATTAATGTTAGAATTATAGGTGAAGAATACAAAGATGCAACTTTTACAGGCCGTGCAATTTGTGCCAGTAGAGGTATAGAAATTTATTTTAATAAACGAGACCACAGGTTCTCGACAAGTGATTTGAGGAGAAGAGTCAGTGACAACCAGAGTTAATTATAAATTCTACGAAGACAAATTAATCAAGGAGTTGCAACAATATGTTGATAAAACATACGACCAACACTACGCGACCGACAAGTATCAAGCCACGGATGTTATTATTGACAGTGGGCATGGTACTGGTTTTTGCTTGGGCAATGTAATCAAGTATGCCAAGAGATACGGCAACAAGGGTAGTGCCTGTGATGCCAGAAAAGACCTGATGAAGATCTTGCACTATACATTGATTCAATTGTATATCC